ATATTGATACTATAGTATATCAACGACCTGATAGCATTAAAGAGAGTTCAAAAATATTAGTAATAGATGACATTAATGATAGTGGACGTACTTTTACTGCAGTAAATTCAATATTAAATCGTAATTATAAAGTTAATAGTGATAGTATTTTATATGCTAGTTTAATAAAAAGAGAAGGTACAGAATTTAACACTAATATTATTTCTGGTAATACTTTGCATACTACACGCTGGTTACAGTTTCCTTGGGATAAATAATTAAGTGAGAGCTCGACCCTTTTATTTTGAAATTAAAGATATGCTTACGCAGTTTGTTGCTGCGTTTGATGATATTGTTATAGGTAGATTTAATAGAGATAGAGTAGAGAAAGATAAAATTAATGTTAGATATGTTTATGCACCGAAACAAAGAGTATTATATGATTTAGTAAATGAAAATAAAACTTTAACATTACCAGTTGTATCTGTTAACGTAACAAATATATCTAGAGATGAAACTAGAGTTTTTAATAAGTTGGATGGGTTTTATTATCAAGCTAATATTGGAGAAGAAAAGGTATCTAGACATATTAAAACACCGGTACCTGTTAATATAACATTATCAGTTTCAGTTTTAACTAGGTACCAAACTGATATGGATCAAATATTAAGTAACTTTGTACCATTTTGTAACCCATATGTTATTATATCATGGAAAATACCTGAAAAATTCAATTTAAGTGTCGATCAAGAAATTAGAAGTGAGGTATTATGGACTGGAGATGTTAGTATGAATTACCCAACTGAATTAAATTCAAGTCAGAAAGCAAGAGTTACAGCCGATACATCATTTACTATTAAAGGGTGGTTATTTAAAGATACAGATAACCCATCAGGTAATATATTCTTTGTAGATAGTAATTTTCATAACGAAACTAAACTTGAATACTATGATAACTATGAATCATTATCAGGTAATACATATACATACCCTGCTTCTTCGATTATCGATGATAAAATTGAATCGTTTGAGTTATCTGGTTCACCTTTTATAACTGACATTTTCTATAATGGCGTATTACTTCAAGAAAATTTAACTATTGCTTCTAATACATCTGGTAGTATTATATTAAATGGTAGTGGCTTCGCAAATACTGAAACAGTACTATTTAGTACTAATAACCATACTGTTTACACTAATCTTACATCTGTATCTAATTTTAGTAGGCAGAGAGCAGTTTCAGGTCAGTCAATACCATTTACAATTTTAAATGATAATACTATAATTTTTAATAGTATACCAATCTCATCCGGAGATATAAGATTTATACCTTTAAATAAAGCTGGGTATGATTTTTCAGACTTTTCGTATATGGATACTTTATGTGGTAGGGGTTTGAGTAGTAATAGTACGTTTATTATAGTAGAATAAGTATTAAATAATAATAATGGCCGACCAACAAAAACAATCAGGGCAATCTGGATTTCTAAAAAATCTTGTTAATAAACTACCATATCAGTCTGTAGATTTTAATAAAGTTTTAGGGGATTTAAATCCTAAGTATGATACATTCCAAGAAACGGGTATGCGAAGAGTTGAAGCTTTAGCTAAAAACTCAATTTTTTATAATAATGAATTTAACAATACTGGGGCAGGCCAGGTAAGTGTTGATGGTAATTATAGTTCGTTAGTATATGCGAATATAGAAGAAAATAAAGGCGGTAGATTAAGAGATTATCGCATAATGGCAGCTTTTTCTGAAATTAGTGATGCTTTAGATGAAATATGTGATGAGTGTATTAATAAAGATGATGCTGGTAATATTATTAATTTAATTTTTAGAAATACTGATATAGATGAAGAAAAGCAGCAAAAAATAAAAGATGAATTTGAAAAATATATTGATTACTTTAACTTTGAAAAGAAGGGTTTTGAATACTTTAGGCAATTATTAATTGAAGGTGAGCTTTATTTCGAACACATTATACATCAAGGTTATACAGACGATGGCATTCTCGGAGCTGTTGCTTTACCCGGTGATTTAATTGACCCAATATACGATAATATACAAAATTTAATTATTAAAGGTTACATTCTACGTAAACCTATATTTGACCCTAATAAACCTGAAAAAATAGAAAAGTTTGATTTTATTCCAATGGACGATAATCAAGTTTCATATATTAATTCTGGTATATGGAATCAAGATAAAACATTTAGATTACCATTTATTGAAAATGCTAGAAGGTCATACAGACAATTATCATTAGTTGAAGATGCTATTGTAATTTATAGATTGGTAAGAGCTCCGGAGCGTTTAGTATTTAACGTTGATGTTGGTAATATGGCACCGCCTAAGGCAGAAGCATATCTAAGAAAGCTTATACAAGAGTATTGGAGTAAAAAGACTTTTGATTCTAATCAATCAGGTCAAGTTCAGAAGTTTAACCCTCAATCAATGCTTGATTCATTCTGGTTTGCTAAAAGAGCTGGTTCAGAAGGTACATCAGTTACACAGCTAGCTGGAGGCGCTAATTTAGGTGAGTTAGCTGACTTAATGTACTTTGTTAATAAACTTTATAAAGCATTAAAAGTACCTCTTAATAGATTAAATCCTGATAGCCAATTTAGTGATGGAAATGAAATCCTAAGAGAAGAATTAAAGTTTGCTAAATTTATTATTAGAATGCAGCAACAATTTGCAGGAGGTCTTAAAAATGGATTTATAACTCATTTAAAATTAAAAGGGTTCTTTGATGAGTATGATCTTAAAGCTCCTAATATACATTTAGAGTTTAATGTACCGACTAATTTTTATGAATTAAGAGAGAGTCAGAAGTTAGAACTTAAAGCTACAAACTTTAATTCATTAGCGTCAAATGAATTTGTTGCAGCAACTTATGCACAAAAACGTTATCTTGGTTGGAATGATGTTGATGTAAAAGCTAATAGAGAGTTCTTACGTAAAGATGCTGAACTACAATGGGAGTTACAGCAAATTGGAACCGGTGGACCAAATTGGAGAGACGATTTACAAGCAGCCCCTGCAGGTGATGCAGCAGCTGGTGAGGCAGGTGCACCGGCGGGTGATATTAGTGCAGAAACCCCACCTGAGTTTGGAGGAGGCCCAGCAGAAGTGGATGTTGAGCCTGCTGCAGCACCTGAAGCGCCGCCAGAGGAACTAACTTAATTAATTAAGAAGTCTGCCTATAAATTGCTATTGGTCGTGGACCTCTAAAATCTACTTTATCCACAATATGATTTGCAGGTCTATTTTCATTTATAAACTGTGCCAATAATGTTGTATTTTGTATAATATTTATATCACCTGATCCACCAGTTGATAAAACTGGTACTACTGTTATTGAAATGTCGCCTACTGCCATGTAATTATTTATTAACTTAGCATGACTTTATTAAATATTTATGATGTCGAAATGTGAAATAGCTCCTATATCTGGGTTTCAAAGTACCAATCTCAATTCTAGAGTAGATAATTTTAACAGACTTGGTGATAGGATACTAAGATCTTTAGGTTATCCTTTTACTAATGTTGAAATACATAGAGACCAGCTATATGAAAATATTAGTATAGCTATTGAGTACTTTAGTAAGTTTGCAGGCTATACAAAAGAATATCTAATATTTGATAGTAATTTATATAAAAAAGATTATGGTATAAAAATAGATGACCTCTTTACTTTGCAAAATAGTGAAACCTTTACTGAACAAAAAGAATTAAAAACACCAAATAAAGACTTTACTAAGTCTATTAATACTAAAGAAACCGTTTTCGCAGCTATCTCAACCATACCTGGTTCATTATTCAGTTCAATTTCAAGTCTATCATCAGCATTAGAAGATGGAATATCAGCTAATGATATTTTTGCTGAAGACTTCTATAGTGAAATTATTAGTGAAGTCTCATCTATAAGTGATTTATTTATACCGCAAGTTAAAAATAATATTACTAGACAAGGGTCTATTGTTAGTGAGACTGATCAATTAATCAATAGTTTTGATTATGATTTAATGGATTACAGAAAAGTCATTGCTGTTACCGATTTTGAAGAAGGTTCAAGCACAGGTATTAATACATTGTTTACAATTGAACAAACCCTAGCTCAACAGACATATTTTAGTTATGCAATGGGTAATTATGGTTTTGATTTAATTAGTTGGTATACTTTAAAAAATTGGTTAGAAACAAGAGAAAAAATGCTAGCAACAAAACGTTCATATGCATTTGATGAAAGAACACAAATTTTAAGAATGTTTCCTCAACCTAACGCAAGTAATAGTAACGTTAGATTTTACGGGGTCGTATCTTGCTACGTTGAGCGACCAATTAGAGATATATTAAAAGAGTTATGGGTATATCAATATGCCTTAGCGTTAACTAAAATGTCAGTTGCTAATATTAGAGGCAAATATGGTAACGTTACTCTTTTTGGTGGAGGTAGTTTAAATGCATCAGAATTTATGAGTCAAGGTTTATCAGAGAAGGAAAAGTTAGAAACCCAGTTAATGACAGGAGCTGCTCCTGGTCAAGGAGATGCAGACCCACCTTTATTCTTTGTTGGTTAATTATTTAGCGTTAAAGACTTCAATAAGCTTTTGAATAACTATACTAGCATCTTCAACATCAATTACTTTACTACTAGATGTAGATGTCTTAACTGATAGTTCTTCTTCTGTTTCATAATCCCCATAAACATCTTCATCGTCACTGATAGTTAAATCTAATTCTTGCGAGGTTTCATCACCAACATGTTGGGTTATAGGTTGTGTACAACCAATATCAGTTAGTATTACACTTAATAATTGATTTGTGTAACTTTCTTCTTTAGCTCTACCAACAAAATCAATAATTTCTGATTGGGTAAATTTACCTTTTAAATCTGCTATTGGGTTT